AGAGGATCTCGTTCGTCACGAAGGCTACGTCACAGAGATCTATTTATGTTCTGAAGGGTACCCTACATTCGGTATCGGCCACATGGTCACAGAGGACGATATGGAGCACTCATGGCCCGTAGGAACACCTGTGACTGATGAGAGGATCTTGGATGTCTTTCATAAGGACTGTAGTATTGCCTACAGCGATGCCTGCACTCTTGTCTTAAACTTTGCAGGACAAGCCCCAGACGCCCAAAGGGTTCTGGTTAACATGGCATTTAACCTTGGACGTAATCGTTTAGGTCAGTTTAAGAATATGCTAAAGTACGTGAACGAAGGTAACTACCTAATGGCCGCCAATGAGATGATTGACAGTAAATGGTACACTCAGGTAGGTCGCCGTAGCAAAGAATTAGTTGACATTATGAAAGAGGCTAAGGCTGATGGCTAAGTACAAAGTTGAATACAGTGTAAATGACCCTACCGGGTCTGGCGCAGGATACAAAAGCTCAAGAACCATTGAAGCTAAGTCACCTACTGAAGCAAAGCAACTGTTTAAACAAAAACACACTGAAGGTGCTCGCAATAGGGTTACCAATAATGTGTCTTCTACTCAACTAGGGTCACAAAATCCACGAGTAACAGTGCGTGATGTGTACGATGTCAACAAAGGCAAAGACCCTAAAAAAATGACTAAGATGCAACGCATGGCGGCTGAAAGCGTAAAGAACTTAAGTAGAGGCGGCGGTAGCACTTCTGGCGGTGCTCGTCAGATACAAGACAAAATGCTACTTAAGCCTAAACTAAAGCGTCCGGGTAGTTAGTGAGTACAGAACTCAATGTCGAGCTTCTCCCGTGGCAACAGGATGTCTTTGGCGACAGTGTTCGTTTTAAAGTCATTGCCGCAGGTCGTCGTACTGGTAAGTCAAGACTAGCGGCGTGGATGCTTATCATTAACGCCTTACAGACTGAACGTGGTCATGTCTTCTACGTAGCGCCAACGCAGGGCCAAGCAAGAGACATTATGTGGAACACTTTGTTAGAACTAGGTAACCCGGTGATAACAGGAAGCCACATCAACAACCTAACACTCAAGTTGGTCAACGGTGCCACTATATCCCTCAAGGGTGCCGATAGACCAGAAACTATGCGTGGTGTATCCCTTAAGTTCCTTGTTATGGACGAATATGCGGATATGAAGCCCTCTGTATGGGAAACCATCTTACGCCCTGCTCTGGCTGACCAGAAGGGCCAAGCGATGTTCATAGGGACACCTATGGGCCGTAACCACTTTTATGAGTTGTTCAAGTATGCGGAGATGTCAGGCGATGAGACTTATAAGGCGTGGCATTTTACATCTTATGACAACCCACTACTCGACCCAGACGAAATTGATGTTGCTAAGAAGTCAATGTCGTCATATGCCTTCCGACAGGAATTTATGGCATCCTTTGAAGCATTGGGTTCAGAGATCTTTAAAGAGGATTGGGTTAAGTTTGACCCTGATGAGCCTGAGGTTGGGGATTATTACATTGCAGTCGACCTTGCGGGCTTTGCTAATGTTGAAAGTGCGTCTAAGTCCAAGAACTCCAAACTCGACCAAACAGCGATAGCAATTGTCAAGGCGAATGAAGACGGATGGTGGGTAGCGGATATTGTACATGGAAGATGGGATATCAAGAAAACCGCAAGGAAAATTTTCGAGGCTGTGAATGCTTATCAACCAGTAGCGGTTGGTATAGAAAAAGGAGCCTTAAAGAATGCGGTACTGCCTTACCTCACAGACCTTATGAAGTCGCAACAACGGTTCTTCAGGGTGGAGGAGTTGACCCACGGCAACAAGAAGAAAACTGATCGTGTTGTCTGGGCTCTGCAAGGACGTTTTGAACACGGACAAATCACACTGAATGAAGGCGACTGGAACCCTCCGTTCCTTGACGAACTTTTTCAGTTCCCGAATGCACTTGTGCATGATGACTTGGTTGATGCTTTAGCATACATTGACCAATTAGCTAAAGTATCGTACTACTACGACTACGAAGAAGACGATTTTGAAATCTTAGACCCTGTGGCAGGTTACTGATTAAGTAACGCAAGGATATTAACATGGAATATGAAAACCACTCTATCGACCCGACCTCCCTTGAGTCTTGGGTAATTAACAAATGCGATCAATGGCGTGACCACTACGAGTCTAACTATAAAGAAAGGTTTGATGAGTATTACCGACTCTGGAGAGGACAGTGGTCTGCTGAAGACACCCTACGGACTTCAGAACGCTCTCGTATCATCTCTCCTGCCCTTCAGCAGGCTGTAGAGTCTGCAGTCGCTGAGGTCGAAGAAGCAACTTTTGGTCGTGGTAAGTGGTTCGACATTAAAGACGATGCAATGGATCAAGACAATCGAGACATTGCACTTTTGCGTGTCAATCTTGAAGAAGACTTTAAGTTTGTCTCTGCACGAAAATCAATTGCAGAGTGTATCATTAACTCTGCTGTGTTTGGCACTGGTGTTGCTGAAATTGTTGCTGATGAAGAGCTACAGCTTATTCCTTCTACTCAACCAGTCTTAGAAGGCGATATGTCTGCTGTGGGCGTCCTTGAGCGCACACGGACGGTCTTTAAAGTACGTCCTGTCATGCCACAGAATTTCTTGATTGACCCTGTAGCAACAAGTATCAAAGAAGCCCTAGGTGTTGCTATTGATGAGTATGTGCCTATTCACCAAGTACACTTAGCTCAAGAAGCAGGTATTTATCGAGATGTAGCAGTAGAGACTGCCGCTATTGATATTGACCTTGAGCCAGACCAAGAGTTTACTCAGTACACAGACGACAAAGTTCGTTTAACTAAATACTACGGTAAAGTTCCTCGCAACTTGTTTGTTTCTGATGCAGACGAAGGTGAAGCACCTGAGGATAAGTCAGAGTATGTAGAAGCTATTATTGTTATTGCTAATGGTGGTATTCTTTTAAAAGCTGAACAAAACCCATACATGATGCAAGACCGTCCAGTTGTAGCATTCCCTTGGGATGTTGTCCCTAGCCGTTTCTGGGGCCGTGGTATTTGTGAGAAAGGGTACAACGCACAGAAAGCACTTGACACTGAATTGAGAGCACGAATTGACGCACTTGCGCTTACTGTACACCCTATGCTTGCTGTTGATGCTTCACGCCTTCCTCGTGGAAGCAAATTGGAAGTACGACCCGGCAAGGCCATCCTTACGAATGGCAATCCCGCAGAAATCTTACAGCCGTTTAGATTTGGAAATCTTGACTCCAACACATTTAACCAAGCGGCCAGTCTGCAACAGATGGTTCAAATGGCGACAGGAGCAGTCGATGCGGCAGGCATTCCGGGGTCAATCAATGGCGAATCGACAGCCGCAGGTATCTCAATGTCACTTGGGGCGATCATCAAGCGTCATAAGCGTACACTGATTAACTTCCAAGAAGCATTCTTGATTCCGTTAGTTGAAAAAGTAGCATATCGTTATATGCAGTTTGATCCTGAGCGTTACCCTGCAAAAGACTTTAAGTTTGTCGCTAGTAGCTCATTAGGTATCATTGCTCGTGAGTATGAAGTTACACAGCTTGTACAGCTTCTACAAACAATGGGTCAAGAGTCACCTATGTACCCAATGCTCATTCAGGCTATTGTAGATAACATGAATCTGAGTAATCGTGAAGCTATTATTGCTCAACTTCAACAGGCTATGCAACCTAATGAACAACAACAGCAAGTCCAAATGCAAGCGATGCAAATGGAAATGGCTCAGAAGCAAGCAACGATTGAAAACATCCAAGCACAAACTGCAGAGGTTGTCTCAAGAGCCCAACAGAATGCTGTTGAAACAGAGTTGTTACCGATTGACAGCGAGACTAAACGCTACTCAGCGGTAATGAAAGGTATGGGCACTGATCCTACCGAAAAAGAGTTCAATCAACGTGCAAAGATTGCAGAGTTAGCACTTAAGCAACGTGAGATTGAAACGAAAGAAGATATTGTTGAAATGCAAACAAGGAACACCAATGGTAACGAATCAAGAATTGGATAACATTCTCACACAAGTGAATGCCATTCTCAAACAGTATGATGAGCGTATTAAAGCGTTAGAGTCTGCTAAACAAAAACCAACTACCACAAAAAGTATAGCTAGTCAAGCAAAATCCGCTTGACATTTAGTTGACATTATGGTATAATTGTGGTATACATTGAACAGGAGAAACTCTATTGAGTCCTGATGACGAAAAATATTATGAAAATTATATGGATTTATTCTTGACTGATGGTTGGAAACAATTTGTTCAAGAAGCAAAAGATTTAGTCAGTTCATATAAAATTGAAGAAATTAAAAACGAACAAGATTTATTCTTTGTCAAAGGTCAGATTAACACTCTTATGAATGTTATCAACTTTGAGACAGGGATAAGAAATGCACTAGACATGGAGGCGGGAAATGATCCGTCGGTATGACTTTAAGTGCATCACTTGTGACCACATAGAAGAGCAATGGGTAGATTCAAAAGATCTATTCGCAACTTGCCCTGAATGTGGTGACACCGCACAGCGGATAATCTCTAGTATCCGAACACATTTCAAAGGTACAGGTTGGCCTGATGCCGATGATGCGTGGGCTAAGGATCACGAAAGAGCCGCTAGAAAATAATCACTTCCATAATGCTACGGCACGGAGTTTAACAATATGGCACGTTTAATTGATCGAGAACCCGAAGATCAACAAGAAGAGTACGCCGCTTTAGGCGAAGCAGAGCAAGTAATCGAGGAAGCCCCTGAGCCAACCCTTGAGGACACTCAAGAACCTGAAGTAGAAGAACCTGAGATACCTGAGAAGTATCAGGGCAAAGATATCAAAGATATCGTCCAGATGCATCAAGAAGCTGAAAAGCTACTAGGTCGTCAGAGTTCTGAAGTCGGTGAACTTAGAAAGATTGTTGATGATTTCGTTAAGTCTCAGATTAATGCCAGTAGCCCACAAGAAGAAGACGAAGATCTCGACTTTTTCAATGAACCTGATAAGGCTATCGCAAAAGCAATTGAGAATCATCCGACCATTAAGGCGGCACAAGAGACTTCAATGGCTATGCGACAACAGCAGATCTTGTCACAGTTACAAAACACACATCCTGACTTTCTAACGATCATACAGGATACGGGTTTTCAAGACTGGACAAATGGCTCAAAAGTACGCCAAGAACTTTATCAGCGAGCAGACAAGCAATTTGACTTTGAAGCCGCTAATGAACTCCTTAGCCTCTGGAAAGAACGCAAAGGTATGGTAGCAGAGACTGCCAAAGTTCAAGAAGAAGATCGTAAGCGTCAACTTAAGGCCGCATCTACTGGTAGCACCTCAGGATCAACAGAAGCACCAAGTCGTAAAATTTATCGTCGTGCTGATATTATTAAACTTATGAAAACTGATCCAAAGCGTTATACGCAACTACAGCCTGAAATTATGGCCGCATACGCAGAGGGTCGTGTCAAATAGTGTTAAGGAGAAATTAACATGGCACTAGGTACCAACCACGTCACCAATACAACGGCGGCAACGTTCATTCCAGAAATCTGGTCTGATGAAATTGTAGCGGCCTACGAGAACTCACTCGTTCTTGCCAATCTTGTAAACCGTATGCCAATGACGGGCAAAAAGGGTGACACTATTCACATCCCTAAGCCTACTCGTGGCAATGCATCTGCTAAGTCTGCTGAAACTCAGGTAACACTGATTGCGGCTACTGAGTCAGAAGTACAGGTCGCAATTGACCAACATTACGAGTATTCTCGTATGATTGAAGATATTACTGACGTACAAGCGTTATCTTCACTCCGTCAGTTCTACACCTCTGATGCAGGTTATGCGCTTGCAAAGCGTGTAGACACAGACCTGTTTGCACTTGGTAAGAGCGTTGGTCTTTATGAAGCTGATGGTACAACTGCTAACGCAGGGACTGACTGGATTCATAGTAACTCATACTACATGGATGCTTCTACAGACTTGACAGCTTACGCTGTTGATACTGTTGCGGCGGCTGACATCTTCTCTGATGATGCCTTCCGTGAAGCTGTTAAAGAACTTGACGATGCGGATGTTCCTATGGATCAGCGTTTCCTCGTAGTTCCTCCATCAGTAGTACAGACCATCCGTGGTATCACTCGCTACAACTCATCTGATTTCGTATCAGGTCAGCCAACAGTGAATGGTAACATTGGTAGCCTCTACGGTATTGACATCTATGTCTCTACAAACTGCCCAGTCATTGAAACAGCGGCTGACAACGATGCCGGTGGTGACCTCAAGGCAGGTATCTTAGGACACAAAGACTTTGCAGTGTTTGCAGAGCAAATGGGTGTCCGTTCACAAACTCAGTACAAGCAAGAATACCTTGGTGACTTGTTCACTGCAGACACTCTCTACGGTGTCAAGGTACTCCGTCCTGAGTCAGCTTTGGCATTGATCTTCAACGCCTAAAGCAATCCGGGGGAGTCTATTCAGGCTCCCCTATCTTATTCTAAAACTGGAGATGTAAATGGCTATCTTTCGTGGCACAGGCGGTCAAGGTGATTCTACAACAGACACTACAGTCACCACTGTAACTCAAAAAGCCGCAGAAGCCGCATCTTCAGCTACCTCAGCCGCCACTAGCGCAACCTCAGCCGCTAACAGCGCATCCTCTGCATCCACTTCAGAAACTAATGCCGCTACCAGTGAAACCAATGCGGCTACTAGTGCGACTGCATCGGCCACCTCAGCCACTGCATCGGAAACCGCAAAGACTGCCTCTGAAGCCGCACAGACAGCGGCGGAAACTGCAGAGGCTAATGCAGAAACCGCAGAGGCTAATGCGGTCACAGCAAAAAACCAAGCGGT